TCAACAACCATATACAGTTATAACAACTGGCGCTGGTCCAAATAATAGCAATTTTTATAGCGCTTCACTTAATTTAACTAATTTAGCAGCTGGTAATTATTTAATTACTGTTAATGATGCCACAGGTCAACAAGTATCTCAACAAGTTTCAGTTGGAACAATCGGAGCTATGTTACAATTAAACCCAGCATCAGCTAGTGAATTAGCTAAACAATGCAACCCAAGTAACTATACAATTCCTTTTTATATTACTAACGGTTTATCTAATGGTGCAACAGCTTATATTGAATATCGAGTAGATTCATCAACAACGTGGAATTATTTAAACATTAACCCAATATGGTCTAGCCCAAGTACTTTGATGTCATTTACGGTACCAAATAACGCTTTTTTGAATACAATATCTTTTAGATTTAGCGAAACATCTAATCATGCTTGTCATAGCAATACGTTAACATACAATAAAGCGTCAATGACGTTGCCAAGTTCTTCATTAAGTAAAACAATTAACAATGGCAATAATAACGGTTATGTTCAAGCTCAAGGTGGTATATCTCCTTATACGTGTTCAATAAACGGAGGACCAGCTCAACCTATGACTGGTCTTCCAGCAACCCTTTCATTTAATGGAATAATAAACTCGGCAGTAGTAACAGATAGTGTTGGTTGTACAGCATAATATATTAACATGAGTACAGAAAGAAAACAAATTAGATTAGCGGTAGAAAATTCAAAAGAATCTTTGAATACCGATAGTTATCTTAAAATAAACGTTGATAATAATGAAAAATTGTTACCACCAAGTGTTATTACAAAGGTTGTTGATGTAGCTGAACGTTTTGACTTCGAAAGACAAAGAAGCACGTATTATAGAATACTAGGTACAATAAATATCTTGGCGTCAAACCCATTATTTAATTTGGATGATTCTAATAACTTAGATTTGTATACTTGGAAGGGATTTAACTACCAATCAAATAATAATTATAGATTTTACGATTCGGTGTATCCAAACGTTATTAAAAAAAATTTAAAAGAAAATGATGGTTGGTTTGGTTATTATGACCCAGATATTTCTAAAGCTGGATTTTGTAATTATTTTGATATGGAACCTAAAAGAGAAAGGTTTTCGTTCATTCAAGACATAAGAGCATATAATAGTCAAACGAGATTTAACCCAGTAAAAAATTGGGAGCTAACAATAACATATCCAGCGGTTTCAGATTCTGGTCATACTATGGTTAATGGTGGTTTAATGTTAATTGACGCACAACCAGCGGTTGTTGCAACCAGACAAATGAGCGCATTATCTGTTGGATGCTTACACAATTTATCTATTGGGGATATTGTTAGAATAACTGGTACTGTTGGTTATGATGGAGACCATTTGGTTGTTAGAACTGGTTTAGATAATGGTGATTTAAAAGGTTATTATTTCGTAATAGACGTTAACAATTCAGGAACTGCAATAGGGGGGACATCTAGAATGAAAAAAGTAATAAATAATAAAGAATCGATTTATTATTTTAGAAAATTTAGAAAAATAAAAACAAGAAATGCCCCAGTTATTGAAACAGACGATTATGAAACATATAGGGTTGCTTTTAGTGAAAACTCATATCAAGACGATATAATACAATTTGTGTTCAATGAAGACATTGATGTGTCTGATTTGGTTGATAATTTAGGTAGACCACTTACAGAATTATATTTGACAGTTATAAAGACAAACAGCAATGGTTTATTTACAGAAGTTAAATCAGGTATAGAATTACCTTTTATACCACAATTAAACACTAGCAGTAGTAGCAATCAACACTTGTTATTTATACCTGTTATAAATAAAATACACAACGGTTTTTCATTGCCTTTCCCAAGTCATATTGCTCTAGAAGCACTTGTTCAAATAAATAACAATAATAACATAATAAATAATAATGATTATTATGGTGATTTGGTTGAATATAATGAAGCTGAATTGTTGGAACATGTTTTAGCACATGTTTCTCATAGATTTAATACTGTTAATAGAGAGACTAACCCATCAATGACATATGTAACGATACCTCCAAACCCATATGTAACACCACCAACACCAGCTACACAAGTTACAACGGATTTAGGTCCTAGACAAGAAGGTTATTTCTATAAAGCTCACCATTTGATTAGGATAAAACAACTTTCGCCTTATATAGAACAAAGTGATGCTAACACAATTGGTATACCAAATTATGCTGTAGCTTTGGGTGATGGAACATATATATGGAGAGACATTTTGGATATTGGCTTTAACCAAGTTGATGGAACGGCTTTAGATTACCCGTTTTTAAATGGTTGTCATTACAGATACGATAATTATTGTTTTTATGTAAGGAGGCAAGACCCATTTGATAATTGGGATTTATACTATTCAAAATACCCAAGCGACCCTGTAGGGGAAAGCATTACTGATAAATTTACAATTAACTCGGCTGAAGATGTTTGTTAATAATTTTCAAATAAACCTAGCAACACTAGGTAGTGGTACAACAGCAACGACAATAAACATTCCAATAAATATGGAGTATCAAATTGTTGACAACGCTGAGTTGGTTAATCGTGTGTTTGTAGATGTTGAAACTGAAAAAAATATTAACCCAATTATTGATTATGAAAAAACTAGATTCAAACCAATTCGTATAAGTTTTTTAGGTTTTAACACAATTGTAACACAAGTAAATAAAATAATATATTCAGTAACATTTTTATCAAATAGCAACACATATGGGGCAATAGGGTTTACTGATGATGATATAAAATTTAGAAAAGAAAACTTTAAACAAAGTTTTTTAAATTTAAACTTTTATGATTCTGACAATCCTTTATCACAAAACTTAGTTACAAACATTACACTTTATTCTAGATTAACACCAGCAAATTTAGTTCCAATGGGTTCACCAACTGGTATTATTGGTCAACCATTACCAGCTCTTCAAATACCTATTACATATATTTTAGAAAATCCAGTTTTTAACCCTAGAGGTTTCTCAGAAGGTTATTTTTTATACGATTATAAAGATGAGTTATTAATAAATGGACCGCCTAAATATTTGTATATGAAAGCTAGCTTTAAAAATGCTAAAGATGGAAAAACAACAAATATGATGGTAAAATCAACACCACAACCTATTGATACACTTATACACGAATTGTATACTAGATTTGTATTATTCAGAAGCCCAATTGGATATTTCTATTTTATAGATACCACATATCAAGGTAATGGGCCTAATGCACCAAATAATGTCATTGTTTCAGGTAATAATGACATTATTATTAGATTATACGAAATAGATGCTATATAATGGAACTAGTAAAACGTAAAATATCATTAGATAGTAGTACTAGTAGAGCTAGTGGTTCATCGTGGGGTATTATGACTGCTACAACTTTTTATATCAATGTGTTTTTGACTCAAGATTTTGATGATATGGGTCTTTTTACTGATATTCAATATTTTCCTAATGTTCCAGTGGCTCAATCACCAGTAGATTATACCATTTTAATTAATAAAATGATTCAAAGTGGTTATACATCGCCTTTTATGTTTGGTATTTTACCACCAGCACTTACAGGTATAACACAAACAGACATACAAACACTACGTTTTACTGGAAATACAGAATCATCTTACTACGCTTATTTTAATTTACCTGTAAGTGGTTTAACAGATAGCAAAGTAGAGGATGTATATTCATACGACCAATTAGATAGATTACGGGTTGGTTTTGATATCGAGGCTGAAATTTATTCTAACTACTTAGGTAATACCATAAATGGTGTTAGCAGAGTTTCATCTGACGGTGAACCAGTTGTTTATGTTGTAGATACAGCAAACAACGCATTATTGGGTACAAACAATCAAGTTAGTGGTATATTATACAGAGACTACTCTGGTTTAACAAGAACCATAACATATGAAGATGGGGAATCGCAAGTAATACCAGTAACTGAATTTAGATTTAGAGGTGAGGGTAAAAACCCAACAACTGTCTCATTATCTGCTATTACAAAAGAAGAATATTTGTTTGGAATAATTTCTATTCCAGAAGTTCAAAATGATGTATTTATAGATAGAGGTGTGACTTCTATTATGGATAGACATTTAAGACTTTCTGAAATTAGAAACATGGGAGAATTAATTAGATATAATAATGGATTTTACTCACCTCTTAGAAGAACATAAAATACACTTTTAAAAAATTATAGTTATATTAAAATAAAAAAATAAATAAAATGGCAACTGGAACTTATGGAGTCGTTAGACCCGCAGATATTAGACCAGATGATGTAGATATTTTTTATCATTATACACCATCTAGAGACCAAATTGGTAATTCTACATTACAAAAATTAAACCCAGCAGATGTTTTGATTCCATTGGATAATCCAAACAAAGTACAATCAAACGTAACTGGTTTTGAAATATTTGGTGGAATGTACACATTAAAACTACCAGCAAATTTATTTGGTGCCAAAGGGTTTTATTCAATTATAATAAAACCAATAGAAATAAGAACTAAAATAGTTGATGTTGGTGTATTATCTGCATTTCCAGACATACAAGGTTTACTGTTTGATTTGGCAGCTGTTCCACAACAATTTTTGACTAGATTCGAAAATAATGGTTTGGTTGGTTATAGAATAGAATATTTGAATACAAATACTAGTGGTGCTGATGCTAAAATAAACAACTTTTTTAGAGTGGTAACATCTAATAATAGAGCTGAACCAGTAAACCAAAATTTAACAAATAGTAATCAAAAAGCAATTAGGTATAGATTTAATGATAATTCAACTTTAAGTTTTTGCACTGTTTCACCCTCATCAGCATCAAATGTTAAACCTAATGCATTGCCGTATATTGGTCAACCAAACCAACAAGTTATTATAACAAATACATTTTTTAACCCTTTGATGCTTGAGATTGAAATGGTTGAACATGATGTAGAAACTTTAGCGTTTGGTTTATTTGGTAATCAGACAAAATCAATTGAAGATGGAATTTATACTATCTATAACTTTAACAATCAAATTTACAAACAATATGATTTGTATGAAATAAAAGATAGGTTTACTGGCAATCCGTTATTTGAAATTAGAGAACAAAGGACAACTATTGATTTTACTAAAAACTTTACAACAGTAACAACATTATAATAAAAAATGGCTAATAACAAAATAAAAGTAGTTGGGTATGCTCAAAAAGTTGTTTATACTGATGGTATAGAGTATAGAAACTTTACACCAGACTTAGTTGGTGTTCAGCTAGCTAGTGACGGCAACACTCCATTGTTTACAATGGGTAATTTTGCTGTGACAACAAATTTAGACCCAAAATTAACAAAGTTTTTTACAACATCAAATTTTTCTAATTTTGTAACTCTTTCTACTTTAAATGTAACATTAGAACAAGCTACTGTATTATTAGATGATAACGCTAATCCAATTTTAAATTTAGATAAATCAAAATTAGATTACTATGCTTTGTTTGGTTCACTAAGAGAACTTATGAGGGTGTCTTTGGAAGATATAATCTTAAAGTGGCCAGCTTCTTTGTATTTAACACCGCTTACTACTGGAGCATTAGGCGCACCAGTAACTGGGTATACTGTTCAAAACTATACATATGATAATTTAAATGAAATTTCTAGTTTTAGAATAAATACCTCATTTATTACTAATAAATTTGGTATAGTATATACAACAAACGGCTCAATTCTTAATTCATTTAATACTAATAATAATAATTTAAGAAACTTCACAGTTAATTATAATTCATATGTTATTGATTATAACAATCAAGAATATGAAATATTGAATTATACAGCATCCACGTATACAACTAGTGATTATGCTTACTTTAAAATAAAAGGCAATCCATTTTCAGCCGCAACATCAGACTTATCGTTAAGTTATCACATAAGACCTAAAAAAGTTTTGGTGGATAAGTTTTTTAATGAATTACCAGATTTAGAATATTATTTATTAAGCCGTGATGTAACTCCAATATACACATCAATATTTACATATCCATTAAAATCAGATGTTGGTGTTATTGTATATGTTACTGATAAAGCAACATGGCCTGTTTCTGATGGATATAACATTGATTTTGACACAACAGGCTATTTAGATTACGCAACAAAATTGCTAGATATTTGTGACGCAAACGACTTAACATCAAGCAATTTAATGAATAGATTTTTGGTGTCAGAATCAATAACATCTTTTGATACAACACCAGTCCATATTTCACAAGACCAATTAGAAGATACTGGACAAAAAATAAATAAAACATTACAAATATATGGTGTAGAATATGATAAAATAAACAAGTATATCATAGGTATTAGTTTTGCTAATACGGTAACTTATGATAAAAAAGATAACACACCAGATGTTTATCTTAAAAATTTAGCAAATGTTTTAGGTTGGGAGCTAGTTTCAGCAGTTTTTGATAATGATTTACTTACTAGCTATGTTACAGCTTCTCAATCAACATATTCTGGTCAAAGCGTTGGTTTGACACCAGTTGAAGCTGATATTGAACTATGGAGAAGAATCATTCTAAACACACCATGGATATGGAAATCAAAGGGTGCTAGAAAATCAATAGAATTCTTGCTTAGGTTTATTGGTGCACCAAAAGGCTTGATACAATTTAATGAATACATTTATAAAGCAGATGGTCCAATTGATGTTGACTTATTTAATGCTGTACTCCTGTTAAATGGTTTAAATAATAATGATTTGTCTTTATATCCAATAGATGCGGATGGTTACCCAAGACCATTACCAGATACACCGACTATGTATTTTCAAAATGATGGTTTATGGTATAGAGAAACTGGTGGAACTGGGGCAACAATAGACATATTAGGTGGTAACAATCCGCATGTGGGCCCATATGATGGCGGTTCAAAATACATAGGTCAATTTACATGTTTGATTCCAGAATTTAAATCAGTAACCGTCAGTTCAACAACTACGACAACAGATACAACTAACCTATATAGCAACTATGATTATGGTGCTTTTAATAGTGGAGTTACAACAGCAACAACAGTTTCTAATGTTAATATGACAAATGACGATGGTAGTACATTGGATAATTGTATCGTAT